ATGAGTGAAAACAATACCATCCCAGAGAAGTCCAAAAGCCAGATTAACAAAGCGGTATTCTACACATCTGCTTTGTTAATTTTCCTTCTTGTCGCCTTTGCCGCGCTCTTTCCTGACGTAGCTGACAAAAATTTTAAAATCTTGCAGCAACAAATATTCGCAAATGCCAGTTGGTTTTATATCCTAGCCGTTGCCCTCATATTGCTTAGTGTAACGTTTCTGGGACTGTCACGTTATGGCGATATAAAACTTGGGCCCGACCACGCCCAGCCGGATTTTAGCTACCATTCCTGGTTTGCCATGTTGTTTTCTGCCGGTATGGGGATAGGCCTGATGTTTTTCGGCGTGGCCGAGCCAGTCATGCACTATCTTTCCCCGCCAGTCGGTACACCTGAGACAATCACTGCGGCCAAAGAGGCAATGCGGCTTACGTTTTTCCACTGGGGGCTTCACGCTTGGGCAATCTATGCCATTGTGGCGCTCATTCTGGCCTTTTTTAGTTATCGTCACGGTTTGCCACTTACTCTGCGCTCAGCACTGTATCCCATCATTGGCGAAAGAATTTATGGTCCGATAGGTCATGCTGTTGATATTTTTGCCGTTATCGGTACGGTTTTTGGAGTGGCAACCTCTTTAGGCTATGGTGTTTTACAGGTGAATGCCGGCCTGAACCATCTTTTTGGTGTGCCTATTAATGAAACGGTGCAGGTCATTTTGATTGTGGTTATTACGGGGTTAGCAACCATTTCAGTTGTCTCCGGGCTGGATAAAGGTATACGCATTTTGTCTGAACTTAATCTTAGCCTTGCAGTTCTGTTGCTCGCGCTGGTGCTGTTCTTGGGGCCAACGGTACTACTACTGAAATCCTTTGTAGAAAATACGGGAGGCTATCTTTCTGAACTGGTGAGTAAGACCTTCAACCTTTATGCCTACGAGCCTAAATCCAGCAATTGGCTAGGGGGCTGGACCCTGTTGTACTGGGGATGGTGGTTATCATGGTCACCCTTTGTAGGGATGTTTATTGCACGCGTCTCACGTGGCAGAACTATCCGCGAGTTCGTCACCGGAGTTCTGTTCGTTCCTGCGGGCTTTACGTTAATGTGGATGACCGTATTCGGAAACAGCGCAATTTATCTGATAATGAATCAGGGAGCCACAGATCTCGCGAATACCGTTCAACAGGATGTTGCTCTGGCGCTGTTTAATTTCCTCGAGCATTTTCCGTTCTCGTCAGTACTGTCATTCATTGCCATGGCGATGGTCATTGTCTTTTTTGTGACTTCGGCTGACTCGGGAGCGATGGTGGTCGACACGCTGGCGTCAGGTGGTGTGGCTAACACTCCTGTCTGGCAACGCATTTTCTGGGCATCATTGATGGGGATTGTGGCCATTGCGCTTCTAGTCGCAGGTGGACTGAGCGCACTGCAAACCGTCACCATTGCCAGTGCATTGCCGTTTTCTATGATCCTGCTTGTTGCCATTTATGGACTTCTCAAGGCTCTACGTCGCGATTTAACCAAACGCGAGAGTTTAAGCATGGCTACTATTGCCCCTACTGCAGCTCGCAACCCTATCCCCTGGCAGCGAAGACTGCGGAACATTGCGTACCTGCCAAAACGATCGCTAGTTAAACGCTTTATGGAGGAGGTAATCAAACCAGCGATGGTGCTGGTTCAGGATGAGCTCAATAAGCAGGGAACGTTAAGTCATATCAGCGACGCTTCAAATGAGCGCATTCGACTTGAGGTAGATCTGGGTAATGAACTAAATTTTATATATGAAGTCAGGCTGCGTGGTTATAACTCTCCAACTTTCGCTCTAGCGGCAATCGAGAACGATGAACAACAGGCAGAGCAGCACAGATACTACCGGGCTGAAGTGTATTTGAAAGAAGGTGGGCAAAATTACGATGTGATGGGCTGGAATCAGGAGCAGCTCATAAATGACATCCTAGACCAGTATGAAAAACACCTGCACTTCCTACACTTGGTTCGCTGACTATCAAAATGCCGCACTCAGTTGCGGCATTTTACTCACATAATTGACATTTGCTGGATTATGAACTTCACACCTCGCTCAAAACGGACGGTCAATCATTCAATACTCACACTATCAAACATTCGCCAGTTCGCCGCCGCCCGTTCTTGCATACGACGACGCGATGGCGCCTTATCAACTGGCCACACTATCTGGGAGCGGAGGCCATTCAGGCTTTGAGGTGTCTACTCGATTAAGCAAGACACGGAATTTTTTCCATGCCAGTAAAAGTGCCGATTCCGCTTCAGTTGCAATATCCAGATCAACTGCGTCCTGTAAAGGTGCGATTTTTGAAGCTGCCAGAGCAAGAAGGCTTTCTTTTTGCTGTGTCGCCTGCGTAATCTGTGCCATTTTTTCCGCTTCAGTGTCATGAACCCATTTTCTTCCGTCCCATTTCAAAAAATGTCCTTCGGGCGCAACGGAAACAACATCGTCAGGCAGCTTACCTAACTGGTTAACTGTGATCGCTTCCCCAGTATGAATGTCGTAGACCGTTTTCCCTCGATGGTCTTCAACAAGTGACCATTTTTCTGACTTAAAATCAAACACAGCGACAAAACCATCTTTCGCTAGAGGCGGCTCAATATCGGTACTGTATGCGGGTAACCCTGTATTAGCAGGAATAAACCCATCCCCCTTACCGATAAACTCATTCGTTGCTGATGAAAGGTTGTAAATAGTAATAACGCGGTTGGTATCGGTCATTTTAAAAGCCATTATGCAAGCCTCACTAAATAATTAAATGCAGTATTTTTTACAGTGTTTTCAGCCTGACCAGATGGTGAAACCGTCACACCATGGCTGTGCGCGCCAATGTAAACAGAGTGAGCATGCGCTCCAATACCCACCACGTGATCATGTGCACCAATTCCTACAGCGTGAGCATGGTCGCCAACGCCACCAACAGCTCCCCAGTTTGTTCTGTCAGAGCCAGTATTGGACATTGCAACGACATCCCCTGCCTGACCGAACTGCGTTCTACCGGATATAGGGTGATTGTGTGCCCCCGCGCCGGTTGTTGATTTAGTACCGTAGTCAAAAACTGATACCGATTTGGTGCCATAATCAAACCCGGTTGTATCCCTGCTTCCGAGATCGGTACTTGCGATCGTTGCGCCGTGATCGTGCCACTTAATACCATCCTGTTCTTGTGTTAATACCCCTCTACCTGTTGGGTTGCCTTTTATCGTCTGACCACGCATATCAGGAATAACCCCCGCAGGATATGCCACAGCAAGTAATGGATAGGCAGATTTATCAAACGATTGGCCCTGCATAAGCGCATGGTTAGCAGGCGGTATATCCGAAGGCCATGGTATGGGTGCGCCTACGGGGTAATACTCATAAGGAGGATTTGCTGTATTAAAATCCCTGTGCCAGCCTGGCAAGTAACCATCACCATGATTGATGTAGGTAAACTGAGCGCTGGCATGTCCACTAGTTGCTGTTGTCGGGGTCGTAATTCGAATGGTCATTGCACTACGAACTCCCATAACCTCAACTACCGCGCCGGCTAACTGGATATTCCCGCACCCGGTATCAGTAATCACCCTGTTATCAGCATATGACCAGGATCCTTTGCACATCCAGTACGGATGATTAAACGCCCCCTGCGATTCAAGCCAGACGATAAACTCCGCCGTCGTCCAGTTGCCACCCCTGCCAATGCTTACAGAGCCGCTAAATGCTCGCGCCGCGCCGATGTGACATGTAAACGTATCCGGTTGTGGTACATCCCTGCCGTTCTGGTCTTTTTGCAGTGATCCGGCAGCACGATTTATCGTTTCTTCTAAACCAAGGTATTGGAGAAGCGCGGGAACGTCCTTTCCACTCAAATTTGTCAACGTACCATCAAGCGGTTGTTTACCCGCCAATGCATTGAGCATCGTGGTTGCAAAGTTGGGATCATTGCCTAATGCCTGCGCTAACTCAGCCAGGGTGTCCAGAGCTTCAGGAGATGAACCAACTAACGCTGCAACGGCTGCGTGAACAAACTCAGCATTAACAATTTGTTGGTTGTTAATAGTCAGTGGTGGAGTGGGAGTGGTTGGCGTTCCCGTCAGTTCAGGACTGTCCAGCGGAGCTTTCAGGTTCGTCAGGTCTTTGACTTTTTTAACGGCTTTCGGTGTCGCTGCAAGGGCTTCACTGTCGCTGTCGTCATCGCTGCTTAACTTCACCAGCCCTTTTTGCGTTGTGCTGGCGTCTCCCAGCTTCAGACCTTCAGCGATATCCCGCGCTTCATCACGGTATCCCTGTGAGGCCAGAGCTGCACTTTCAGCGCCAGCCATCGCGGCTTCTGAGCGCTGAGTATCATCGGCTACAGCTGCTTTCAGTTGATCCGAAACCTTGCCTGCAGCTTTATCTGCCGCGTCTGTCGCTGCTGTTTCAGCGGCTTGTACTGCCTCGTTCCGGGAGGTCAGTGCATCATCTCTGGCCTGTTCTGCGCGGTTGGCACTCTCAGTGGCTGCATTTTTCTGATTCTCAGCCGTTTCGGCTGACTGCAGGGCTGATGCTTCACTTGAAGATGCCGATTTAGCACTGGCTGATGCCGCAGCCTCTAATTTAGCAACCTTTTCGCCGGACTCTCTGGCATGCTGTTCACTTAGCGCTGCAGCTGCCGCGCTGTTATTACCCTGTTCTGCAGCCTGCGTGGCCGTGAAGGCGCTTTCACGCGCTGAGGTTTCAGATGCGGCTGCATTGCCGGCATGCTCACCCGCTGTTTGTGCAGACGCAGCTGCACTTTCGGCACTTCCCGCAGCAGACTGTGCCGAAACTCCCGCTTCCTCCTGCGCTTTCTGTGCCGTATCAGCGGCGGTTTTAGCCTGACCGGCCTGCTCCGTCGCTGTCTGTGCAGACTTTGCCGCACTATCAGCATCCGCTGCACTGACCAGAACATCCTGTGCTGTCTGTCGGGCATTATCGGCAGCTGAGCGGGCAGACGCATCAGCAGCATCTGCAGAGAGTGCCGCCTGGCGCTGTGACTCTGCCGATGCCGTTGCAGACAATACCGCTGAATCCTTACTTTGTTCCGCTGACTGTGCGGCCTGTTCGGCGCGTTCTCGATCCTTCTCTGTTGCACCGCTCAAATCCACTACGCGGTTTACCATTTCCTCAAAGCGTTTCATCACCTCCGGACGCAGGTCCGCGTCCTTCGGCGCATCGAGAAACGCATTCAGGGTATCCGGCGCATCGGTCGGGACCACATAAATATCACCGGCCACGGAGGGAGGAAAACCTTCCCGCAGCAGTGACACACTGTAATAACCCGGTTCAGCCTCAATGCTGTAATGGCCATTCGCATCCGTAACAGAGGATGAGGTCACCTCAACCACAACGGTCGGGCTGGTTTTCCTGGCACTCAGCTGAATGGTGCAGTCCTGTACGGGTTTTCCCGCACCATCTCTGAGAATGCCTGATATAAGTACCGGCATAGTACCTCCATAAAAAAACCGCCCGGAGGCGGTTTCTGTTATTAGCTTATTGTTATCCCGGCTGATGACTTTTTCGTCACAATAACCAGCAGGTCACTGATTCTGGAATATGGCCAGCCGCTGCCGTTGCCGCGAGTACTGACGCTGAAACTCAGCGTCATCCTTCCGCTCCCGGCAGGCATATCCAGTGTTCGCGAAAAAACGGCCGGTACACCTATGCTTGTCTGGTTGTATATCTCCACCCCGTTTTTCCTGACAATCAGCGTACAGGCATCCCATACGTCGTTACTGGTCTGGCTGTCATACGCTGCGCCCTGAAAGGTAATCGCTGGAATGGAAACCTGTCGGTCAAAAGACTGATCATCGTCAATCACGACCGTCAGCGTACCGTTGGCGTATCGTTTTTCACCGGTATTGGATATTACGAAGTAAGGAAACTCCCTGCCCGCAGCCTTAACAATGTCCCCAAGAATACGCTCGGCCCGGAGCGTCCCCTTGATGGTGCAGTTTTCCTCAATCGTCACATTGTTGAGAGCGCCAGAGTTCGCGCTGATATGTCCGTTGATATCCGCATTACGGGCAGTCAGCCTGCCGTCAGGCGTCAGCGTAAAGGTCGGCGGGTTTCCGCCGCTGGTGATACTCGGCGCTGTCAGATATTTGAGGAATACCTCGTTCATAAATATCTGATCACCCTGCATCACGAAGGCGGGAGTTTCATTGCCATTCGCCGGATTGATAAACGCGATACGGTCAGCGGCTACCAGAAACTGGCTCACCTTTCCCTCTTCCGTGTCTTCCATACTCAGGCCCAGACCAGCCACATAGTGCTTCCCGTCTTCGGTCTGTTCTATCTTCACGCCCCACATGGCATTCCATTTGCCGTTCGCGTCCTGCCATTCTTTCGAAAACTCATCCAGCCGGCTGGCGTTGTCTTCCGTCAGCTCCACCTTCTCCAGCAGTTCTTTCCCAAGGTGGCTTTCGGTGATTTCCCCTTTGAAGAAATCCAGGTAGCCCGCCGCATCATTGCTGGCCTGGCCTTTAGCCTCCACGAACGCCGATTTCCCGACCTGGTTCACAGCCCGGATATAGAAGTAATAATCCTTGCCGGGTTTGATACCGCTGCTGGCCGCAATCCAGTACAGCGCCGTGCCGAGATAACGCGCATCGGTTTCCACCTGGCGGATATCGGCAATCTGCGTATCCGTAAACCAGAACTCATACTGCACCGTAGGGTCGTATACCGCCTGGCGCGGGGTGGCGGTTATCTGGAAATAGCCGGGGGTCAGCTCAACATAAGACGGTACAGCCGGCGCGGCGATGCTGAAATCCGTGCTGGCGGGGTCGCCCTGCTGGCCCTGGCTGTTCACTGCCCGGACCGTCAGGGTGTAACGCCCCGGCGTCAGGTTGCGGAAGGTGTGCTCCGTTTCGCTCAGGGTCAGGCTGCTGGTCAGGCGGTCGCTGTTATCTTCCGCTTTCACCGTCAGACGCAGAGAGAAGTTAACGCCTTTCACCACGCGCGGCGTATCCCAGCGCGCCCGCGCCTGATACTGCCCGTCCTCTGCCAGAATCTCCGTGGTGAGATGCTGCACGGCGGGCGGTGTGTTCGTGATGCTGGTTCCGGGCAACGGTTCAAACTTCGCCCCGTTGTCCACGATGCTCTCTTTCTCCGGAACATGCTGCACGGCGGTGATGGCATACGTCCCGTCATCGTTCTCCCGTATAGCCACGCAGCGAAACAGGCGCTGGCGCAGGGTCGGCAGTTTCAGCCCCCACACGCTGTACGCAGCCACCCCCTCGGGCAACTGGCTGACGGTCACACGGTCCGGGGCGGAGTGCGCGGTGATCGCGACGGTAACAGGCTGGCCATCGCTGCCCACCAGGTTCAGCACCACATTGCCGCCTGCGGGTATCTCCACCTCACGGTCCAGCGTAAGCGTCCGGGACAGGCTGTCGACCGACAGGACGCGTCCGCCCACGGTCACGCCGGCATAATCACTGTCGCAGACCTCGATGATATCGCCGGGTACATGTCGCAGCCCCTCAGCCCCTACGGAAAAATCCACCGTCTGCGTTTCCAGCAATTCGGTGGTGATAGCCCACAGTCCGGCGCGGTGCGCCTGTCCCCGGCTGGTACAGGCGAATGCATCCATCTTCAGGACGTTGCGACCGTAGCGCCGGATGGCAGCATCGTTTTCCACCAGTTCGGTGGATGTTTCCCAGCCGTTGTCCGGGTCGGTGTAACGGACCTCGGCAGCATTATGACGCTCTTTCAGGGCGCTGAAGCTGTAGACGAACGGCGCACCGTCAGCAGGCATCACCACATTACTCTGCGTATAGGTCCAGACTTTATCTGCGGGGCGGTCCTGCACAAACGTCAGGGTACTGCCGTTCCAGACCGGCATGCAGCGCATCAGGGAACAGAAATCCCCCAGCACGTCCCACGCCTTACGCTGGTCCGTCAGATACGCATTGCAGGTGATGCGCGGCTCTGTCCCGCCGAAGCCATCCGGCACGGACTGATCACAATATTGCGCGATGGCGTACAGCGCCCACTTGTCCACATCGGCAACACCAATGCGACTTCCCATGCCATAGCGCGGGTGGGTCAGCATATCCAGCACACACCAGGCCGGATTGTCTGTCCAGGCTGGTTTAAACGTCCCGTCCCACAGCCCGGAATACGTCCGTTTTACCGGATCATAATTCGACGGCACCTGTACGATACGCCCGCGCAGGAGATAGTTTCGCGTGACCTGCTGGCTGCCAAACTGCTCCGCGTCCACTTTTACCCCGATAACGGCGGTGTTCGGGTAGCGCTGTTTCACATCGATGATTTCGGTATAACCCGACCATACCGTTTTGTTCTGCAGCAGGTCTGACGTGCTGTCATCGGTGAGACGCAGCATGCGGACTTCAAACGGGCGCGGCGGCAAATTATCAATCACCACGGACGCCAGAAACTGCGTGGTCGTTTTCCCCGTAATGGTGATATCCCGTTCCACCTGCCACAGGCCATCCCGGCGAAACTGGATCAGCATCTGTACGCTGGAAGGATTACGATCGCCTTTGGTGCTGGTACTGACCAGCGACTGCACACCAAAGGTAAAGCGCAGGCGGTCCAGCGTTTTAGTGGTAATGGTGCGGGTCACAGGCTCTGACTTCTTCACCTCCACATTCAGCAGGGTTTCCGCACCGGAGTCTTCGAACCCCTCCATCGCGGTCTGCTCATCCTCCCCCACACGGTAAACCACAGTGACACCGTGAACCATCGCATTACCGTCGCTGTCGAGGACCGGCGTTTTGTTAATTCTGACACTTTTCAGCCCGTCCACCGGACCTTCAATCGGTCCCTCGCAGATGGCATCAACAACGGTCAGCATCTGGCTGGATTTCAGGTCGTCAGGAGCCTCATGCGGCGTTTTACTGCTGCCACCACCCTTACCCATAATCTGTTCCCTCTGAAACGAAAAAACCGCCCGGAGGCGGTTCTGTGCAAATATAAATATGCTGCAATAATGTCAGCGACCGATGATCACCACCTGCCCGCCGCCACCTTCATCCCGTGTGCTGATTTCCTGGGAAATTGTGCGGGAGCCGACCAGCATTTCACCGTACAACACCGGCAGGGCATTACCCTGTGCCACCATGTTGTCCAGTGACGAAAAATACGTGTTCTGTTTGCCGTTATCGGTCTGCCTGGACGAGGGGATTTTTGCCTGCGGCGTCAGCATCTGCGCCACACCACCCAGAATCATCGCTGCCCCCATAGAAAACAGGATCGAGGATGCCGAAATAGCACCGGCAGATAACGCGGATCCCCACAGAGCGAGGCTTCCCCCCGCCGTAAAAAATGATGCGCCGATTGCCACAGCACCCAGCACCACCTGGAACAGACCACCGGATTTTGCCCCTGCCATACGCGGGACAATATGAATAATGGCCCCGTCCGGCAGCGGCTCATGCAGACGGGCTGACAGGCTGGTTTCATCCACATCCAGACCTGCAATGCGTATCTGATACCAGCCATCATTCATTTTCTGCCGGAACCCCGGAACCTGCATGGCCAGCGCGTAAATAGCCTCGGCCCCCGTTTTTATACTGAGGCTGAAGCGGCGACCAAATCGTTGTAAATCCCCGTGAAGGCAGACTCGAGCCATGCCCGGTGTCGCCATATCGAGTGTGTGCGGCGTTGCCATTTGTCGGTATACCTCTCGCGTTTACTGAGCTGATCAGGAATATGGTGCAACAGCTCGCCATTGCCGCAGTAAATCGCGGCATGGTTGGCAACCGATGAACCAAAACAACAAATCAGAATGTCTCCGGGCTGGGCCTCTGTGGCATTCACCCGGTAAAAACCGGTCGCGGCCAGATTATCCAGATACAGATTATCTCCCTGCTTCCACCAGTCCTCCTTCCGCACAAAATCCGGCATCTCAATCCCCGCCAGATGGTACGCATCGCGGAACAGGGTGTAACAGTCCGTCACGCCATGCTCAAATGCCCGCCCTGTGAGGAATGGCACGCAGCGAAATTTGTATATCCGGTTATCGCAGACCAGCCACCACGGCAGGCCACTCTGCACCTGCAGGCGGCGATCAACATCGCTGAGAAACGGCTGACCATCGGGATGGCTGTGTACCAGGGCCACCACATCACCTGCCGCCTGTGCATGAAGGTAATCTGCCGGATCCATACGGAAATACAGGGTCGGTTCAGCGGAAAGATTCTGGCAGGGAAAATACCGCACCCCGGCAGACGTGTTCACCACCCAGCCGCACGATTCAGCCGGCGCGCATGCAGCGGCATGCGCCAGGAGTGTTTTTTTCATGGGTGTACCTGTCAGGAAAGACGGTTAATGGAGAGGAAGCAGCCGATGCGCGGCAGGTTATTACGCAGCTCGCAGCCGGTACGGCATTTGCTGCAGGCATCTTTTGCCGGGTCTGCCGTGGGCTTGTCAAACTCATCCGCCACAGGCGGCCCGGCATAGCCACACTCCTGCGAAAGGTAGGTCCAGTTGCAGACATCAGCCAGCATGATCCGCGCCGGAAACACGCTGCCGTCCGTTTCGGTCGGTGTGGCCAGCACGAAGGTTGCCGTGGTGGCTTTCAGCTCCGACAGCTGTTCTATCATCCAGCGGCTGACCACTTCCTGTTCCGGGTCGGCCTCCGGATTGCCGCCTGTAAAGTTCACCGCATCGAGAAAACGGGCGTATACCACGCGCCTTACCACCGTGGCCCCCACCAGGCTCTGCACATCTTCTGCGAGTCCCGTGACCATGCCAAACAGGTTCGACACCGCCAGCGTCGGTCGGGCAGATGTCCCTTTCCCTACAAGGTCGAATCCGGTTCCCTGTATCGGGTAAACGTCATACTTCCGGCCCTGCCAGGTGACCGGCTCGCCCTTCTCATTCAGTTCATTTGAAAAATAGTAACGCTGGCCACCAAAAGCCGTCAGGTCGATTTCCCACAAATCAATACGGGCAGACTGCTCGGTTTTCGTGGTTTCGTTGAGGGTGTTCTGAGGAATATCCTGCATAAGGATCCTTAAGCAATAACCTGCTCAAATTTACAGCTGAAATCAGAATACGTGACGTTGTCCGTAACAGACCATTCCCGGCAGACAACTTTAATCGTGCGGTTGTATTTTGGCGGTCGCCACAGAAAGGCTTTATATCCTCCGTGCTCCGCCAGAAACGCTTCAAGTGCGGTGCGGGAATTGTCCGACGTGATACGGAAAACAGGCTGGAAGTTAATTAACTGATGGTTGAGTCCGGTCGGGCGACGTTGCTCATAGCCATCCCCAAATTTAATGGTTGTCACCGAAGGGGAAACAGAAGACTGCATCCCCTCCCTGGGTGCCCAATGAAAGGTTTTCACTTATCCTCCCGCCAGCATGCCGCCATCACGTCCCTGAGTTCTCAGGATGCTCATGACACGCGTATCGATCATCTTAACCAGCATCTGTGATGCCTGCGGCCCTATCTCCCCGTTTTGCCCGTCATTCTGAATGGCAATGTGATACACAGGTGAATAAGCAATCCCCCCATTCATACCACCACCAGAGGAACCCGGGTCACCCAGCGCCCTGACACCCAGCGTACCGTCAGTCGTTTTCGCCAGAGGCATAATGGCTTCCGGACCCGCTTCACCAAACACACCTGCTCCCTTTGCAAAAGCAAACAGGGTCGGGCTGTCATAGATGCCGTTGCTGTAGGCACTTAATGAGGGCGAATCATAGACACCGCCTTTCGCATTAAAGCTAAAACTGCTCCCAAAACTGCTGATGGCCGTGCCGGTACTCGCGGTAGCTGCGCCGCCAAAAAGACTGCCGCCGATGCCCATAATGGATTTCAGGATGGTGTTGGTAATCAGCGCCTGCGCCGCCATATCGACAAGGTTTTTAATCACCGACTGAGTCAGGGAGGAAAACAACCCGATCATCCCGTCACGGAGTGTCTGCGTACCGTTCAGCATGCCGGTCAGCATGTTGGAGGTTCGCTCCTGGGTGGTTTCCATCAGGCCGATAGCAAGGCTGTTCAGATTCCCCTGCGACTTATACAGCTCCACCGCCGTCTGGTACTGTGCATCCGCAGAATCCTTGTCAGCCTTTTGCTTCAGCAGTTCGTACTGCTCTTTGTTGATCGCATCGTTCTGGTAAAAAGCCTGCAGCAAAGACTGACGCTCGGCCAGTTGATTGCGCAGTTCTGCCAGCGGATCAACCGTCCCGGCGATATCAATCAGAGGGGCAGACATTGCCGCAGCCTGTGCCTGTAACAGTTCGCGAGCCGTACTTTGCGCCAGCGTAATTCTGGCCGTCTGGTATTCCTTTTCATCCAGAAGACGGGCATTCAGGAGTGATTTCAGCTCCTGACTCGCTTCGCGCTCTTTCGTCAGAGAGGCTCTGGCCGGCGCATACTGTTCTGCCAGTTCGAGGCGCTGTTTCTGATAATTTTCAGCATTCAGCAGCAGCGTCTTCTGAATATCAGCCTCGCTGGCCCCGTCAGCGCGGGCGGCTTCAAGGAGTTTTCTGGCGCTTTCCTGCTCCTGCAGGTTGATACGTCCGAGACTTGAGGCATGCGCCGCTTCGATTTCACGCCGCAGTTGCTCATACTGGTTAACCTTCGCCTTTTGCCCCTTACCAGTATCCCCGCCTTCCCCGGTCCAGGGGGTATCGGGTTTATCACTCCCTGTTTCATTCCCTGGTTTATCCGGCTTAGGCGTGGGATCGGTTTTCCCTGATTTAGCCTGTTCTATGGCCTCTTTGACAATTTTTTGCCGTTCCTTGAGGAGTTTTAACCCCTGCTCAACAGCATCCAGATCCCCTTTGTAGCGGGTTTTATCGTTCTGTACGCCTTTAAGCTGTCCAAACGGATCGAAACCGCTCAACCCATCAATACGGCTGTCCGCATCCTGAATTTCTTTAATCAGTTTATTTCGCTGAATAACCTGATTCTCAAACTGTTCATCAATGTCCAGTTGCTTCACGTTGAGCTGGTTAAGCGACAGTTTTTTTAGTTCTTCATTCGTTTCAACGACAGCATTTTTCAGGTCAATCGCTGACTGACGGGCGTTCTTCGCCTGATTATGGAAATAGAGCAACGCCGAACCGGCCAGCATCGCCGCCCCCACCGGACCGCCAACAAGTGCCAGCGCCCCTCTGGCCATACCTACTGCTGCAGAGACTGCGCGGGCTGAAACGGAAAGCTGTTTATTGGCAGCATTCAGCTGGCTCTTTGCCTGGGTGGAAAGCAGCGTCTGCTCGGTTTCCTGGCGGATTAAGCGGTTAAACTCACTCTGGTAACTCACGTTAAGGCCAAATTGTCTGGCGCTTTTCTCCATTTCCCTATAACGCCCGAATTCTGCGTTATTCTGTGCCAGCGTGGCGGCGGTACTTTCCAGCGTTTTTCGCGCCATATCGGCCTGCGCCATCGCGCTGGCCCTGACTGCCTGCTGCTGCTCCACCCAGGCACCGATGTTCCCCCTGATACCTGCTGTCAGTTTTGTCGCAAGAGCAGGAATCAGCGTATACAGCGCAACGTTGGCGACCGTATTAAAATTATCCGTCAGGCCATTAATGGCATCGGTAACGGTCTGAACACCACTACGCAGCGGACCGTTTCCGCTCTGTCCCACCTTAATAATCAGACCTTCAAAAGCCGAAGTCAGGCTGAGGAGATCGCCGTTGAGATTATTTACCCTGATTTCAGCCTGCTCATGCGCGGTCTGCGTACCGGTCAGAGCGGCGGTCAGCGACTCCACCTTTTCGCGGTTCTGCACAAGGATGGATGCCGCGCTGAGGTTTTCCACCCCGAACAGCTTCACGGCCTGCTTTGTTGACAGGTTTTTCCCGGCCAGGTTCTCCAGCGCCTGACTCAGCCCGACAACAGAAGGCTTCAGGGTTTTATCGGTTCCCTTCTCCAGATTCAGGATCACGTTACGCAGCGCAGTCCCGGCCTCGCCGCCTTTCACTTCGCGCTCTGCCAGTACCTGTATGGCGGCGTTGAGGGTTTCAAAACCCACGCCAGCCTGTGCCGCTGCCACCCCGCCATTTTTAATCGCAGCAGCCGTGTCGGCTATCTCCGACGAGCCAAATTTCGCGCCAGCAGCCAGTACGTTGATATACCGGTCGGCTTCACTGGCTCCCGCACCAAACTGGTTTAACGACAGCGCCAGCGTTCGGGTGGCATCCGGAAGCGTGGTCCCTGCCGCCTGGGCCAGCGTTAACGCGCTTTTGGTCACCGCCGTCAGCCCCGCAGAGGTACTCAGCAGTTCAGGCTTTGCCGATGCCATCAGCTTAATGGCCTCAGCAGCCTGTGATGCGCTGTATTCCGTTGTGCGACCCATTTCCTGCGCCGCCTGATCGTACAGTTTCATCTGCGCACTGGTGGCACCGGTGATGGCCTGCAAATCCGACAACGACTGGCTGTATTGCCGCGTGGTGCTGATAATAGTGCCCAGCGATAACCCCGCTCCGGCAAAACCTGCCAGCCGGCCAGCCAGCCCCGATACCGAAGCAGAAACACGCTTATAGGCATCCTCTGTCTTTTTCGCATCAGCCTGGGCATTGCGGTTAAACTGGCGTGACTGACTCTCAGCGCTGCCGTAGGCGCTCATCAGCTGCGATTTAAAGTTCGCTGCATTCAGATGCAGCCCAACGGCAAGAGAGGCAACGTCACCCATTACATTAATACCTTCATGACTGCCGCACACTGCGCATCCAGACTCTGGTTCGCTGCTGCGGGTGATTTAACAGGGGGCGGGTTATTGTCAGAACCTTCTGGCGAAGGCTTTTTGAAAATGCCCTGTTTGAGGAAGAAAGCACGCCAGTGGAAAAGCGTGTCTGCCGGAAGCGCCGCAATTTTGGACGGGTCAGGCTCGCCCCAGCGGTCGGCCAGCCAGAAAATCAGCTCCAGCCAGGGCGAGTCACTCAGTTTTTTTCGGCGGTTTCCAGCTTACCGATGGCGTGTTTTTTCACTTTGTCGATGGCATCCAGAAGCACAACGTTATCGTGTGCCGCCAGCAGCTCCTTCGCCGTGGGTTTGTCTTTGGCTTTAATCGGCGAGCCGTCAGGCTGAACCAGGCTGTCGATAACAATCTGTACGCTCAGCTCAGACGCCATGCGGGCATTGCCAGAGGTCTGCGCCTCGATGAGTGCATCTTCATGATCAATAAGCTCAGCCGCCGTCAGCCGACGCAGGTAAACCTTTGTGCCTAAAATTTCAGTTTCAGTCGGCGTGGATTTCGTTTTGAGCAGTGCATTTTTCAGTGCGGAGAGGCTAAATTCAGACATGGTGTATCCTGTTTTTCAGACGAAAAAAAACCGCCCGGAGGCGGTGTGTAACGGGAAACGGATTACGCGCCGGCATCTGGCGCCGGGGCGGCGATCCCCCATTTAATGTTGTTTTGCTTACCCTGCACCGTAATCTGGATAACTTCACTGGCAGGGGCGGTGATTTCGTTCATCTGCCAGCCTGAAAGCGCAAGGATCATTGAAGCCGTTCGTTTGTTCGGCAGCTCAATATAAAACTGAACGGTCTTACGCTGTTCTGCAGCATTGAGGAACGCGGTGAAATCTTCGTTTTCCGGGTCGTCAATGAATCCCAGCGATTTCTCCGGCCCTTCCGGCAGGTCTGACACCGACTGCTTACTCTTGTCCAGCAGGGTGGTACAGTCGACAAATCCTCCCGTCTGACCTGTCGCGCCCAGTGCCTTACAGTTAATCAGGGGTTTGAGCGCCGCCACAGCGGCCCCCACCTCGCCGAACTTCACCACCGTCCCGGCAGGAAGCATTGCGTACTCAGGGGATGATTTTGGCGTGTTATTTTCATCAGCCATAATGATTCTCTCTTAAATAGTGGGCAGCGGTTGCTACCTGTTCTGAATGCCATTGCGGATTTCTACGGTCAGAATGCGCAGAACCTGCCGGACGTTGTAATCCAGTGCCGGACGGATGAACGGATCGGCAACCTGTTTAACCGTACCGAACTCCTGGGCCAGCGCTTTCATGTAATGCTTCTTGCTGGGGCCAACCCGAAGGGTGACCACCGTATTTCCGCGACCTTTCCGCGTGGATGCGCGAATTTTGATGGAATCACGCATATGCTCTGCAGAGGACGCATCATCGAAGCCGGCATGTTGTTTCATGTCTTCTTCAACCACTTTCAGCGCCTCACGCCCCGCGTCACGTAACACCTTCGTGCCGACCTTTTCACCGAGTGCGATAAGCTGCCGCTCCAGCTCGTCCAGCCCTTTTACATCCATAGTGATCATGGTGAGGTGTCCCGGTAGTGAAAGGTGAAATCCCGGACGAGCCGGTACTGAATATTGCCGCTGGTCAGTACCGATTTACTCTGCTGTATTCCACCCCGGATCACATTCTGCACGGGAAAGCCCTCCAGCTGGCCATGCACGATAGCGGTCCATTCCACGCTGATTTTCTTATCCAGCTGTAACAGGCGGGTGTAGTCATTAAGCAGATGAATCGCTATCTGGAAGCGGCCTGCAATCAGGCCTGTGCGCAACAGTCCGGCGTACAACTCCGGATCGGAGATACACTGGTAAGTAATTCCCTCCTGCAGCTCATCAGGCAGGAGCAGAGGGTAAACATCCAGCCCGGTCAGGCGTTCAAGTGCTGTCTTTAATGCCAGCTCGATCATGACGTGCGTCTGCCTCCCCTGTGATGATGAAGCGGTCCGCAAGACGTTCGACGTTACGAACGGTATAAACCCGGTCAGACGTCGTTATTTTCCAGTCGATATCAATATTCAGGTTCGGATGAGTGGTAAAAAGACACGTTTCAATAACCTGTTGTTGATCCAGTGTGCGGACCTTTCTGCCCGATACCAGCTCGCGCTTCGCCCAGGCTTTCCCGGTCGCGACCAGTTGTTCCGGCAGGTGTTCACCCAGCGGTCCCCGACCGGATTGCATATACCCAATCGAAAGACGGCAGGTCATCTCTTCCGGTTTCAGGCTCATACCGTATTCTCCTGCAACGGGAAAAGAAGATGCCGGACCGCAGCCGTCTCCAGCCACTGACCGGTGAAGCCATTCAGATACGCATCCCCGACCAGATACTGCATGGCCAGCTGGATATCTTCATCTGCCACAAAACCGCGTACACCTTCCGGCAGCGCCTGCAGTTCGTCGTCGCTTCCCACCAGTTTGCAGTAGTAGTCACGCTCAATACTCTTCTGCGCAGCCGCCACCATTTTAGTGAGCATGCTGTCATGCTCCGTGAAATCCGGCTCCAGACGGAGCTGGGTTTTCACGTCATCCAATGTCAGTATCATGGTCATCGGCTCCCTTGCGGGGACTCAGCGCCTTTTCCACATCTTCTGGCCATACCGCGATATGGCGTTCAACCAGTTTCTCTGCGTACTCAGCATCAAAACAGGCCATATCGCCGCGCGAATAACGATGATAGGGTCCCAGAAAAAAAACCGCTTTCCGCACCATTTCTGCTCCCGTCAGGCTCGTGGCCACGTTTGTTTCACTTCCGGTCAGATCAACACCTGTATCACCTGAACCCGCTGCAGTATTCTGACCGCCATCCCCGTCCACTGTATTTTCCGGCGTCAGTTCATCCGGCTTTTTCACATCACCGGCTGCAGCCGCCGCTGCCGCTGCTTTTGCCGCTTTCGTCGTCATCGTTTTGCTCCTGAAAAGAAAAAACCCGCTGCTGCGGGCCTGGGGAATTACGTGCTTTTACTCTGTGCGACCGTGGTCGCACAGAGTGCAGGACCGGTTAAAACAGCACTTTTGTCCCGAGAACAAGACCTTCCGGATGACGGAAGCCGATATCGTGCTCCGTCACCACGCGGATCAACGACTGGTTACGAGAGAACGCGGAAACCAGATTGCCGTCCCCGTCCTGGTAGGAGGCTTCCTGCGAGAAGGACACCTTCATGTTGCCGTCTTCACCGATTACCACGTCATTAAAGTCAGCGAAGTAAATTTCTGACTCCTTGCCGCCGTCACCGAGGTTTGCCGGGATAGCGCTGGTACGCTGAATCTGAAATCCCTTGAGGATCCCCTGGGCCATTTCCGGGTAGACCTTGTTACCGTTACCGTCGCGCAGACCGAACAGTTTCATGTAGGTACGGTTCGACATACCCCAGCCGCAGCTGATCATGTTGCTGTTGCCGTCCATAGCCATCAGGATGATGCTGTCGAGATAGGTATCAATCGTCTGCAGATTAACCTCTGCAGCAGCTTCCCACGGCAGCAGGCGGTTCCACTCAGTTGCCCGCGCTTTCATACCGACAGGCGTATCACCGGTACCGTCATCGCGCATAAAGGCTTTATCTTCACGAACAGAAATCGCGGTCAGAATATCCTGCAGGACCAGCTGCTCTACGTTGTAGCCAGCACGGCCAATCAGCTGGTTGGAGATTGGCACCATCGCAATCATGGTTTTCGCAGTGAGTTTCACATCATCAAAGCGGGCTTCTGATACTTTCGCATCCTTGCCTTCCCCGGTGTAGCTCGCCGTCGCACCACCGGCCAGACGCGGCAGCGCCATATTACCGTTCGGCAGCGGAATGGAGCGCGCGCCCAGCTTACGAACGATAGTGCGATCACGCAGCAGTTCGATCACCTCGCTGTGCAGGTTTTGCGGAATAAGAACGCCACCTGACGCTGCGGCAGTGTTGATGGCCATCGAGACAGACGGGTCATTCAGTTCTTCAGCTGCAAATTTTGCAGCGTCCTGGACGTTACCCTGTGCTGCCGCAATCGACATCACCAGACGGGTCATGCCTGCGCCGGTATATTGCTTTGGCTCTGCCTTAATGCTGATACCAGGAGCCTGCTGTGTGGCTTTAACCGGTTTGGCGACAAGCGCAGCAGCACGTTCAGCCGCTTCCAGACGCTCAATCTTAGCGCTGATATCCGTGAACTGCTGCTGCAGGCTGGCAAATTCGGTTAACTGCTCCGCTGTCAGCGTACCGCCACCAGTTTCTACTGCCGCCAGTACCTGAACCTTCTGATTAATACCCGCACGTTCACGACGCAATTCTTCAATCTGTGGCATAGTTTTCTCTCTTTTTTGCATAAAAAAAGCAGCCAACAGGCTGCTTTCTGGTTATGACGCGTTAGCGCCGGGTCACATTCTGGTTTGCAGGTCCATCGCGGCGGCCTGCAACTTTATGGAAGTGGTTTGTTGAGGTTGTTTGTACTTTGCCGCAATGGCATTAATCGCGGACTGAGGATCCGAAACTTCATCAGCAAGGCCAGCAGAAATGGCATCAACGCCGAAGTAGATTCCCGCCTGGGTATCGATCACTGTCTGCTGTTTAAGGCCACGATACTCAGCCACTGAGGAGGTAAAAGTCTCGTACATATCGTCGAGAATTTTGTCGAACATCGCCAGAGCCGATTCACTCAACGAGGCATGTGAGGTGCCATTGTTCTTGTTATCTCCCCGGTAGAGTGCAGTAAATTTCACGCCCATGATCTCTTCCAGCTTTGACGTATCCAGGTGCTCCATGATTACCCCGATGGAACCAACGCCACTGGTCTGACTGACTACTATTTTGCTGCAGGCCGAAGCGATGAAATACGCGGCTGAGAAGGCACTAAAGTTCACAATAGCGGTGATAGGCTTCGTTTCACGCGACTGATAAATATAATCAGCCAGCTCTTTGCACCCTGATGCGTGGCCACCACCGGAATTAATATCCAGAACGATTTCACTGATTGATGGGTCATTTAATGCCGAATGCAGCTGGCTACGGATACGCTCATAGCTCGTCAGTTCGGTACACATCGCTGTGATTTGCCCACGACGAGGCACCAGAATCCCGTGAACGGGAATAACAGCGATACCACCGGCTGGTTGGACCTCTTCGGGGGAAACCGAATCATCCGGATTAAGCACCATTGTAATGACCGGATCCGTCACCGTTCCCTGAATACGTGGAAGCAATACCGCCTTCACGGCGTCCATCGTTTGTTGTGTAGCGTAATGAGGAACACTAAAGACCATCTCTGCCAGATGCGGCAGATTAATTAATTTTGTTGTCATGAGTTATACCAGGTCAGCCCGCAGCGCGGGGAATAATCAGGCTCTGGCCAGAATAGTTTCTATTTCTGCCAGTTGTTTAGCTGTTGGAGTGTTATTGCCAGGCAAGATTTGTTTACTGTCGACCATATTCAGAGGCGTCAGGTATTTGTCACCTCCGGCGATAGGGGGAAGGTTCTCCATGCGGCGAATGTCATTAACCGATAACCAGCCCCACTGGCGGCCCAGCGCATAAGATTCATAACGCGACTTCTGATCCCCGCGTAGCAGGCCAGAAACATTGAATTCAATGTACAGATCACCGCGCTCGCTGGGTAAAAGCAGATCGCGCATTAATGCGCCTTCATGACGCTTCAGCCAGGCTAACAGCGTGTACATCACAAACTGCAGCCCCTGGTGCTCAATGTTGTTATTCGTGGCTTTCGCCAGCATCTGCACCATATGAGGCGGGATTTTATAGAGTCGGCACACTTCTTCCACGCCCCACTGACGGGACTGCAACAGCTGCGCTTTCTCATTGTCCTGAGATAACTGCTTGTAGCTCATCCCTTCCTGAAGCAATGCAACAGAAAAGGCATTCCTGACGCCGGAATATCTGTCCGTCCACTTTGCCAGTAGTCGGTCGATAGCATCCTGGCTTTTGATCGTCGGAGCGTCTTTTGGACGCTCAATAACGCCGCTCATCGTTGTACCACGGCGAAAGACCTGAGAAGCATGCTCTTCCACGGCGAGGTTTAGCCCAAGAACATCCGCGTTCGTCTGGATTGGGGAACTGCCGATATAGCCATCCAGTGAGAAGACCTTCACATGATGCATCATGCGCATTGGCAACGTTTCGCCAATTTCGGGTAGTTCATAATATGGCATCCCATCCGGGCATTTCAGGACAATGACCTTTTGGGGATTAACCGGGATTAATTCGCGGGGATAACCTTTCCCGTCCCTGTCGATGATCGAGTAGCAATTCCCCTCCAGACCAAGCAGGCCCTGCTGCTGTTCAAAGTATTCAAATGAAGTGTCTTTTTTGTTGGGCTGGGAATGAATCAGATCATAAACAGGGTGGTCAGTCGCCCGTTCACGGCCTCCGTTAGCGCCTCGCCTGTAAAGTTCACACGGCAGCTGCGCCACCGATTCTGCCAGAAGCGTTACACATGCCCGGACCGCCGATAACGCCATTGCGGTTTCAGAAGTGATAATGATCCCCGCCTTGCTCTGGCTGGAACTCACACCACCCAGCATCGCCTGCCAGAAACTACCACCAGACTGAGATTTACCCCGAAACATCTGGGGAATGAACATTATTCACCCCCTGATTTAATTACGCTGGCAGACATTGATTTCGCGATTAAAAATGACCACAGCAGGCAGATTGAACCGCCAGTAATAAGCCCGGCTGCAGGTGAAATAAGCCAGGCACCGGCAGACAGTAATGCGGCTCCGGCGAGGCCGATAAAAAAACTTAAAAACGTCATTAGCATGCTACATCTTCCTCGTCGTAAACGGATGAATTACTCGCCCGGCTATTCAACATTGCCCGTCCGATTGCCATAATCAGCGAAACCGCGCCATCGATTTTGTTTTCGTTCTGCTCTTTGATGGGTTTAACCACATCGTCATTACCGGGCAAATACTTCCCGACGACGTTGCTGATACACCAGCTCATAATCGGGTTCCCGTCGTGATGAAAGCGGCCTGACTCAATGGCGGCTTCCAGCTCCTTCGTCGGATCAGACATATTGGTGTAGTTCTGAACGATAGTGATCGGATTAAGGCTTTCATCAGCCAGATCATGTGAAAGCCCCGTCGCGCCGAACGGGTCAATCGGTGACTCACTGACTGGGTTGAGCTTGTTTGCCGCCTTGGCCTCTTCAAGGATGTAGCGGTAATCAACTTCAGCGCCATCAGTAACTGTAAGCAGTCCCATTTCAACCCATTTCTGAAATCGCTCCGCAGTACGACGATCTTCGTTCTTTTCAACGCTGAATACTGCGTCGTAGGGAACCCAGAAGCGGGGAGCAACGCTGTAGTAATGTGTCTTGCCGTCAATTTCCCTGGTGAACAACCGCGCCATACTGTTCATATCCAGCTTGCGCGCCAGGTCGAAAGACAGAACACATGGCTGTCCTTCGAATTGCTCCAGCGTAAGTGTCTTATCCTCACAGTTCTGCCAGGAAACCAGGTTGTAGAAAGCGGCACGGGCTGCAACCCAGATGTTGAGGTGTTTAGTTTTAAATACACCAGCCTGACGGGCGTTATTAATAGCTCTCTGTTGCTGGCTGAGGAGAAAGTCACGATAGACCGACACGCCCATATTCGGGTTAGCTTTTTCCAGCACTTTAGGATCGGTCCAGTCATCCCCCTCGTCGACGGTGTATATCACGCCGAACAATTCCTCATTCGGTACTGTGCCGTTCAGCATCTCAATCACTTCATGCCGTTTGTCGTAGCATGGACCCTCAATGTTGTAACCCGCCGTCGTGATCGCCCACATTAGCGGTTGTCGCCGCGCCCCCATACCCGTCAGCATAGTGGTGTAGAGCGAATCTGTGGGATGTTCGTGATACTCGTCAACAATCGCACAGTGCGGTGAAGCGCCGTCCCCAGGGTTACCAATCAGCGGCTCAAAACGCGCGCCATCTTCTGGCCGGTTCAGGTTGGACGCATTAACTTCAATCCCGAACGCTTCCACCAGCAGCGGGGTGCGCTTACACATCAGACGAGCTGGTCTGAATACTTCCCACGCCTGTTTTTCAGTTGTGGCCCCGGAATATACTTCAGCGCCAAACTCGTTATCACAGGTAAAACAGTACAGCGCCACACCTGCCGAAATAGCTGATTTCCCATTTTTACGCGGTATCTCCGTGTAAACCTCGCGAAATCGTCGAAGCTTCGACCCTTTCTGGACCCAGCCAAAGGCGCAGCACACAATAAACAGTTGCCATGCCTCCAGAGTGATCGGCATCCGCTTGAATGCCCACTCTCCTTTTGTATGTGGCAACAACTGGATAAATTTCGCGGCCTTTTCTGCCATGTCTTTATCGAAGCGGTAACGAAATTTCTTACTCTTTTCAGCCGCCATGTCATCGATATGACGCTGGCAGGCCTGAATGACAAACTGGCACGCCGGAATTTTCCCCCGCACAACGTTGCGGGCGTATTGATTCGCGGCGTTTACGTTGGGGTACGATTTCCGGCTCATGAGTTGATCATCTTCAGGAATGGGTTAGAGGTTTTCTTCTGTCCGGCAAGGCCGATTAGGCGTTGTCGACTGCTGGGATCAAGGCCAAGCATGGAGCCGGTAGAGCTCATCTCCGATTCCTGCTCTTTCTTTGCGGTTAGCTCAGGGTTTTTTATCTTCCCCCCCATAGCACCAGTGATAGTCAGCCCTTCTCTGGCGATATTTTTAACCGCCCTGCGCCAGAACTCATATGCAACACACCAGCGCTCAAGTACGGCAAGATCGGTAACACACAGTAATCCCTGTCCACATAATTCTTTCGTGGTCAGTTCCCACATGACGGCCGCCATTGGCAGACCATCATCCTCAGAAAACCAGTCAGGTGGTGCCACACCTTTAATCGGTGTGAATACAGGTTCCTCTTTATTCAGGGCTCGTTTGCCGGGGTTCCCTGCCAGCTCCTTGCGCGCCGTTGGCTTGGGGCGACGCCCGGAACGCCCCGCCGTTCCAGCCATAAGCGACACTCCTGGTTAAATTTCATTTTTCGCGGGTATAAAAATACGAGGAAGCGGGCAGTCCTGAAAGGCGAAAGGGGTCAGGGATTTGATCCCCCCTCCCCCTGGCCTGTGTGGGCATCAATCAAGATGGAAATCATCATTCAGGTTGCATCGACGACCGCTGCTCGCATTGTGCGGACAGGCATTAGAGTTATGCCCTGACTGCCCACAATAGCTGCAGCGCAGGTTGGCGCGGCGGGATGAACCACCCCATGTTTTGGGACAGTTCGCGTATGTATGAAGCCGTGAACCGCAGTACGTGCAATAGGTATAACTCATCGGATACGCTCTCTTGCTGTCTTCGCTCTGTGGCATTCCCAGCACAACGACTCAAGATTGGAATCGTCATCAGTACCGCCATGAGCTTTTGGGATGATGTGGTCAACGCTGGTCGCTTTCTTCGCTATCTTCTGCCGGCGATGATTCTGACACAGGTATTGATCACGCTGTAGGATACGCGCCCGTATGATTTCCCAGGACCGACCGTACCCTCGATCCTGCCTGCTCTTTCCTGCCTGGTAGTTACGCCAGCCATCACCGGCATGCTGCTGCATGTGTTGTTCACAATACCCGCTGGCATCGTTGGTGATTGCCGCACATCCCTTGTGTCGGCATGGGCGTTTAGCGCGTGGTGGCATCGTCATCGTCCTGTTTGTTAGAAACAAATTGTGTTGTACTCGGATAGATAAACGGAAACGGCAAATAGCGGAGAATATTCATAAATAGCGAGAATATGCACGGTCGCCGCCCCGTAACAACCAGGATTACCAGAAAAGCCCCAAAAAAATGAGAATGATTATCAAAACATTCACATACGGTCAATGGAATAACAGATTCTTAATCTCTCAACGAAAATAAGGATTTGTTAAGTTTCATGCTTTATTTTCGATGTAACACACTGTTTGAGGCAAGAATAATGGTCAAATTCTCAAAACTTCAGATTCGCTTACACTGGCTAACCCTGATATTAATAGCGATAACCTATGCAGCTATGGAGCTTCGTGGCTGGTTTCCCAAAGGCAGCAACACCTACCTTCTCATGAAAGAAACACATTATAATGTTGGGGTGTTTGTCTGGTTTTTAATGATAATACGATTAATTATTAAACATAAGTATCATGACCCAGCCATCATTCCCCCCTCACCAGCCTGGCAGATGATGGCGGCTAAAATAATGCATATCCTGCTGTACATTTCTTTTTTGGCTCTACCATTATTAGGTATTGCAATTATGGCTTACGGTGGAAAGGACTGGAGTTTCTTAGGTTTTAACGTTGTATCGTTCGTTACTCCTGACGAGGAAACAAAATCACTTATCAAAGATATTCACGAAACACTGGCAAACATCGGATATTTTTTAATCGCAGCGCATGCTGGTGCAGCGTTATTTCATCACTACGTCCAGAAAGATAACACTCTTTTGAGGATGATCCCTGATTGTAACGATAAGAAATAAATACAAATTTTAATGTTTAACATTACAGCAAGCGCTCAGTGAATGCCTGCTGTAATGCATGCTCAGTCAAGTTGAAGCACACTGTGTTCTTCTGGATCAGAGAATACAACCAACCCAGTGTATTCGGGGATAGTGTTACCGTCATAAGCATCAAATGCTGACATGGTTGCGTGAAAAATCAAAAATGCTCCAAATCCCGCGCCGCCGGGAGGACACGTTAAAAGGTAACCAGAAAATCTATAATTAGAAGTGAAGGCTTTGACAACGTTCAAAGTTTTATGACAGAAATAAAAAAGCATTACCTTTTAAGATAATGCTTTTTCACTCAAACTGAGTCTTTTAACAATTAGATTAAAGTAATTTTAATATCATAGCTTTCAAGCCCAGTCATTTTTTCACGAGCAGTAAACTGGATGTCGGAAACTTCTTTTCCTGTCTTTTTTTTGAGTTCCATAATTTTTTTGGTGATAAATTCAGAAATATCTGTTTCAGTTTTTCTTTTTAATTCTTCGATGTTCATTGTTTACCTCTCTTGATCTCTAACGTATCAACGCCAGGCATGGTACATTGCCCTGGAGCAATTTTATAAGCGCTGACATGTTTAAAAGATAGAATGGAAATACTCAATTATCAAGAGGTTGCAGTATAATTTTTATGCAATAGAGCTCGCAAACCCACAAACCACTGTACTAAAATCTGGGTCGATCACGAAACAACCAGGTCTCATTTCAAAAGCTTCGATGCAGCCTCGAGAATCTCTTCGGAAGTCACATCACGATCAGAAGCCACATAAACTATTTTATGGTCTCCAGTCAGAGATGGAAATCCCGCAGACATCACGGATAGATGAGCTTTTTCTCCATTGGGATACTCACGCATTATCGTCGTAATCCCCTTCATTACAGATACAACTACTGCCGGTTCCGAGTTAAAAAAAACAATTACTTTTTTCATAATTATACCGTGATGGCTCTTACATAAATGAGCGGTTAAGCATACAAAAAAGGCTCCATAAGGAGCCTGAAATTTATTTTCTGAAATCTAACGAAGTCTGACCAGAACGAATGTACAGTGCAATATTATCAAATGTAATCATTGTTGATTTGCAAAAAATACATTTTGCTCCGAAAGGATTTTTTTCAGTAACATCAAAATTTGATGTTCGGTACTGAGATCCGTGGCAACACGGGCATCTGAAGTGAATATTATTAGTAATAACAGTTACCTTATACAGCCACGACATTAACTGCCGTAGGGCCTTTAGGTCCCTGTTCAACACTAAATTCAACTTCCTGATTCTCATTCAGCGTCTTGAAATCATGACTCTGGATAGCAGAGAAGTGAACAAACACATCTTTACTACCATCTTTTGGAGTGATAAAACCAAAACCTTTTTCAGGATTAAACCATTTAACTAAACCAGTCATTTTATTAGACATAAACATTACCTTTATTGAGTAAGCCCTTGGGCAGAATGGTCCGAAAAAAAATTATCAGAGAGAAAAGCTAACAAGGAAATCTCAACAGGAACAAGGAATAAAATTATTACAGCGACTGCTTCAGATAAATTCGTTACAAACCAGACATTCATTAACGCATGATTAACCAGACATAGCAAGGTTTAGTTTTGTAAGTAAATCTCAGCGGGTTTGACCATAAAAATTAATTTAAATAGCTTAAATCGAAAGTTATGTCATGCTGCGTAAGACCTTTATCTATCACCCTAAGTTGTCAGGGATTTTGACTCAAGGAAGAGTCGTATTTCCCTCATAGTAAAAATTTACAAAGTTATCCACGAAAACCGTCAACTTCTTAATTTATAGATCTATTATTTTTCTCTACGGTTCATTGTTTGTATTTTTACGGACTCATAAATCCGCTCACATGTCATTCCTGCCCGGTAGTTTTCATCAGCGCGCTCAGCATAGTATCGAGCTTCTTCTGCAAGGCTTCCGAGCATGTCGGCAAGCACAGAGGCGTCGGCTCCGGCTGTTTTGCTTCTGACGGCAACGGCAAGATTTGCGGTGTGCTTTGCGGCGTCCAGGCGGGTGGCAAGCTTTGTTGCTTCGGTGCGCAACTGGCTAACAGTGGCAGACAGGCCAGCAGCAGTGGCAGCAGATTTAGCGGCTTGTGCTTGTGCATCTTTTACAGCCTCATCACGGGCAATTATGCGCCCTTGTTCAATCATGCGGGCTGCGGTCTGTGCATTCGCTGTTTGCGATGATTCCATGCTGTCACGCTCGGCCCACTTCTTTTCCCAACCGCGGCTGCTCCATACACTACCTGCGATGAATGCGACGGCCACCAGCAGCGAAATAACAATGAACTGATAGCGCAGACTCACTAGTCTATCCCCCAGCACGTCAGCGCGCTTTCCTGGTCGCGCCGTTCTACCTGACCATAGCAGCCATTTTTCTGGCCTTTGGTCAGGCGACAATCGCGGCCGCCGTCTTTAATCCACCAGCGGATCGCTTCACAGGCACCTCTACGGTCACCAGCATTTATTCGCTTATAGAACGTAGATGGGAAACATTTTCCGGGGCCGACGTTATATGGGCAGAAAGACGCGATCCCGGCTTTCTGTGGTTCGGTCAGCGGTACTTTGATATTTCGCTCAACCCACGCCAGCGCTTTGTCGCGCTCTATGGCGTTCACCTGGGCGCATTTCTCAGCAGACAGCTTCATGCCCTGAACTACTGGCTTACCATCAACCATCGTGGCGCCACGGCAAATCGTCCAGAACCCTCCGCCATCGCGATACGCCGTCAGACTGTTACCCTCTTTCTCATCCAAAAACTGATCGAGAATCACGGGCGCGGAAACCCCAGCAAGAATCAAACCAACGACCGCTGCGCTCAGTTTATTCTTCAGCTTTGGTGGTATAGCCATTGCGCCGATCCTCCCGTTCTTTCCAGCGGAAATACCAGTTCACTGCACAGGTGATAACTGTGCATGCGATACCGACAATAATTGCCCAGTCGCTAAGGCTTAATCCTGCAATTCTGTCGGCCAACATCCAGGACACCTCTTTTGCTGTTTTTGCTGTTTCGGCATATGCCTTCGCTGATACACCGCAGCCGGTCAGCGTGGTACCTGTTCCATATGAAAGTCTGCTGTAAATGGTGCTCATTCTGGTCATAGCCTCACCTCCGATTTTTCGGATGGCGCAAGTGTGATGAAAGGGTCAGGCTTCACGGGCCGGATTTATCAACAAAGCACGTAGCGGATGATTCCCGTGAGCCTGAAATGATAAAGGCCGCCATGCGGCAGCCTCGAAATAAGTTCGGTTGTTTACAGCTCTGGACGTTAGTGGGGCTTCAAGCAATTTTGATTCTTAAACAATATGTCCCCCGGATTCATTAGATATGAATGCACAAATAGTATGAAGGTGCCAATTCGCAAGTTCTGCCCGCCAGGACACATTTTTTTATGTCCCGGATACTAAACTTGTGGGCGAACAAAAAACGAACAGGAGGGCTAAAATGTACAACTCTATTTTAGTACCAATTGATATTTCTGAAACTGACTTAACACGGCAGGTTATCCCCTATGTGCAGGCTCATTCTGTATTGAATACTGCAAGGGTACATTTTTTAACGGTGGTACCTACACTACCTTACTACTCATCATTGGGACTGGCATATTCAGCCGAAATGCCAAAATTAAAAGACTTTCAGCACGCAGCGCTATTAAAGCTGGATGAGATCGTAAAGCAATTCAAAATACCTGCGGAGAAAATACAAACACATGCTGTGTCCGGGGCACCTAAAGATCAAATACTTAATCTTGCTAAAGCGATCGATGCTGACTTAATCATTATTGCCTCACATCGTCCAGATATTACAACCTACCTCTTAGGGTCGAATGCAGCTGCAGTTGTTCGACACGCCTCTTGCCCTGTACTGGTAGTTCGATAAGAAAGCTCGCGCTTAACTGATGTTCATGTGCTAGCGCATTATTTGATCGTAAAGAAAAAGGCCCATTCTATTGAGTGGGCCAAAAAAGAAGCATTTTGCACTACTGAAGTGTTAACACGATGCCGGGTGCCTCCCGGTGGACCTTTGGCTGACAAACCATGATCCATGAGCACTTTGCATATCACTCCCTGACATTGTTTACTATCAATTTCACCCCTCCGCTTAGGGGGATTCACCACGACTTGGAAGATAATATGCCCCTCCTGCCCTGACAACATACGCGGATTACATTTCAGAATCAGTTATTTAAGGTCTATCTGATCGACGATATGACAGGGGTACTGGTGCAATGCACCTCGCGAATACCCCTGTCGTATCGCCGGAAAGCAAAAACCCCGCGCTGGCAGGGTTCTCGTTATATTCAAATTGTTCGCTTTTCGTCGCTGCCATCGTGGCGCAGCTCTGCCAAGCATGAATTAATTATTCACTTTGTTGGCCCGTTTTCAAACGCTTTTACAACACAAAGCACTTATAGCTAATTCCCATCAACGTTTTGTACAAATATCATTCAACAAATGAGATATTCGTTACAAAACGATCGCTTTGGACGATCGATAAATGAAAATTGATCTTTAATACCAATTTTAATTGTGTGGTTATCGCACGTAGACTCAGGGCCAAACCTAATAAATGGAATTATCATGAGCCTTTATCACTACTTGGCCATATATATCGCGGGCTTCATCGCAATGTTTGCTTTGTTAGTTCGTGGGGATCGAGTACACGGCCTCGAGTTTGACCTGGCTGATACGTTGATAACCTCCTTTCTGTGGCCCTTCTACTCTGTGGCTATTATCTGTATTGAGATTTATGAGCGGTTTAAACAGAATCGTCACTAATAACCTTTTACCCCGGATACTAACCGGGGTTTTTGTTTCGCATTACAGACTCATCAGCCTCCCGGTCAGTTCCTCTTTTGGTATGACTAAACATCCTCTAATCCGGCTCTCATCTGGTTACGAACCGCAAGGAATGTTTTTGCTCTGAATATTTCCAGGCACCATCGCACGCGCTTTCTCGCCTCCCCGTCGGTTAACCATGGCGCAATCGCCTGCAGTTCCCGGGTTATGTCTGAGATTTTTTTTCGTGTGGTGTAATACTGAAGACCAACGACATAAACCGGATCGTTTATATCCAGCGCCTGCAGTACGCACTGCTCAACAAAATCGACATCATCATTATGCAAGGCTTCATCAATTACACTGGCAGGTGACTGTGGCCAGAGAATGCAGTGTGCTCTGTTCATTGCCTGCTGCCCACGGAACCCCTCTTCTCTCGCCTGATTTAACGCTGCGGTAAAGCGCTCCAGTGCCTTATCTGACCAGTTCCTTCCTTTGATCACATTCCAACATGCATGGCCCCGCGGCATACGGGGTGCAGTATTTCCTCCTACACCTTCGCCCCATGTTGTGAGCAGGGATTTAATCCATCCGGACTGAATCCCCGTAAGGAGAATACATTTACCCAGCCAGCTTTTACGCGGCGCAGCTGCTGCTTTTTCAAATGCTGACTGTTTTAGTCTGCGTTGGCGTGGCGTCATGCTTTTAGCTCCTCAATAATTATTCTCCCGGTTTCTCCCCATAATTTTGATACCCGTGCATCCCATATATGAGCATCATTTTCGTAAATGGCATCCATCAGGGCTTTCATCATATTGTCAAAATCAGGTTTTATCTGGTGTGGTTTACCGTTGAAATCAGCCCGTTTCTTTTTGCTCCAACTCGCTGGCATCGGCAAGATGAAGGTGACATGCGAACCGCTTTCCGGCAGCTCAACACCCTGCAGACGAACTTCATCACAAAAAGCCCGGTAACGCAGAACCTCGGGGCGCTTTTTCCATTTGTCAGCGCGCGTCATTCTGGGCTTGCCGACAGGCGTGATTTTATATTCAGACATGAGTCGATTCCCCCAGTTCGTAGAGAACCTGCACCAGTAGCTCTGTTTCAGTACCGAAATTATTTTCCCAGGACTGGCGACCGGCATGAATGGCCACACCGTGACCGCCGGTACGATGATGGGTATGACAGAGAGGAATTACGTGAAAATTGTCTGCACGAACAGACATCCCGGTACCGGAGCTACAATGATGGATTTCTGCGGGAGAATCTCCCAGCCCTTCGTTGCGGCAGACAATGCAGCGCAATTCAGCTACACGGGAAAGATGAAGTTGTTCAGCTTTATTTTTTGATTTGCTCATGCCGTACCACCAGCACGAACAAAGACACCGTTTGTGAAGAAACGGCGTGATTGGGGTAATTCATTTCTTTGCGCCATCGTGATTTCCCGGTTGGCGCAGTGTTACTCAGCGGGCTGTTCAGACCCGTTTTCATTATAACCCAACTTGTCAGGCATCTGAAACAGGTAGACCAGCTTTCTTCCTGACCTCTTCCAGTGCCCGTAAAGATGTTACAAACTCATCTTTACGTAATGCAAACCCCCTCACCACGCGCCCCTTCACAAAATAAATCAGAACCGGGCCAGTGTGCTCCGGCAACCCTGGGATTAAATCATCCGGAATTTGCAT